AGCCCGCCGCCGCATTCCATAGTAGAAACGGCGCTGGCGTTCGCTCACCCAGGGCACCGGCCCCGAACGCCTCGGCGGATAGGTTGCCAGCTTCTCGCGGATCAGCTCGCCCACGGCCATGGCGATGGTCTGGAGCAGGCGGCTCAAGTCGAGTTTGGCGAGCCGCCGTTGCGCCTCTTCGAGACCATCCACGCGCATCGTGAAACTCATTTTGCCCCCAACCGCAGCGTTGTCCAGCATCTGCAGCGCACATGGGCCGGCGGCCCCTCGGAATAGTCTTCACCCCAGACCCGCTCGTCTTTGCCGTTCAGGGGGCCGCACACCACACAGACGCGTTCATCTCTGGAAGTATTCCAGACTCGCGTCATACGAATGCCGGCGTCCTCAAGCATCTGCTGGTACTGATTCGTAGCCTGGCTGTAGGCTCGCGTGACCTCGGTCGTCGCAATCATCGAGGCCCGCACGGAGCCGAAGGCCGGCTCAAGCAACGCTCGCAACTGCTCTTGCGTCATACCAGGCGTGCTCAGGTACTGCTCCATGGCATGACGCACAATCCCCAGCGTCGTCTCGTTCAGTCCCTTGATCAGGTCGTAGGTATAAGTGCGCGCCCAGTTCAGGGCGGCCAGGTTGACCGCTGCGACATCGAACTCCACGCCGGTCTCGATGGCCAGTCGCAGGGCCACCTCGGTAGCAATCTGGGCCAGGAAGGGATAAAGCGTCTTCTGCAACTCCTCCGTCAACCGCTCAAGTTGCGGCTCCCGCCCAGCCATAATATCGATTGCCACGGTGTCCAGCCAGGCGGCGAGAATAATGGCCGTCGCCTCCTGCATCTCACGTTCGGCGTCGTCGCGCGCGTCAGGTTGCGCCTTGAGGAACGACCAGACGGCCAGCCCGTGAGTCGCCAATCCCGCCTTCACGGCCTTGTTGAGCCATGGCGGGATCGTCTCGCTCTCAAAGTCGCAGTCTCCGCCGCGCTTGTAGCTCTTGCGCGCCCACTTTTGCAGGTCGTCCAGCGCCGCGCGCATAGCTGACGCCTGCAGCCCCTCCGGCGGGGTCGGCTCCGAGAGATGTCTCTCGCCAGGTGTTTCCGTTGGCGCGGTGGGCAACGACGCGGGAGACGCAGGAGCCGGAGCGGGCGCTGGGGGCGCAGCGGGCGGCATCGCCGTCCCCAGCGCGTCGCCGAGAAGCGTCCTCAACGCGCTGCTGTCCAGCCGTTCCAGTACGACCAGAGGCACGCGGTCGAAAAAGTCACCATCCAGCGGCTTCTCTTTGCGCTCCTGACGCGCCTCGTTGATGGTAAGGTGCTGTGTATAGGCGCGATACTCCTGCAAGGCCAGTGCGCGGTCAGTGACGCGGATGTCGTCAAAGCCACACACGAGGTTCGGCCCATAGGCGGGCAGAATGGCATGAGTGAACGCCTCCGCCGTCGCTACCATCAGCGGCCAAACAGTAAGGTCGATGAAAGTCGCTTTGGCCGTACGCGCCGTCGCCTCAGTGGCATTGATGGCCGTCATGGCCGCCAACCCGGGCGCGAAGATGTCGTAGATCTCCTCGCGATTGAACTGTCGGCTTTCCAGGAACTGCATCTCAGCCGGATTCATGGCGGTCGGAATCCACTTGGGCGTCCCCGAGCCGACGTTGCGCATGAGCATCACCTGACGCGTCGCGCCGTTGCGGTCACTGTCGCCATAGAACTCGGCCTTGATACGCTCCCAAGTGCTGTCGGCAATGGGGTCGGGGAAGGCCAGAACGCCCGGCGTCCTGGCATTGTAGCGCCCAAAATTGCGCTCGTTCCAGTCCGCCTGCGCCTTATCGGTGCGAATCGCCAACTGCGCCACGGCCACGGGCGACAGGCCGGCCAGACGGTTTGTCGGATTGAAGCGCTTGACGTGCATGATCTGCCACGGGGGCAGAAAGTGAGGCTCGTCGGCGCTGCCAGGATAGTACTCATAGCCATCGATATTCAGACGGCCGTCCGAATGCGGGCGCACCTGACGCGTAGGTAAGATATATAGCTCGTCGGGGGGCGCGCCCTCTTCAGCGCGGTTGAGCCAGACATAGGCTTCGCCCGTCAGGGCGAGATAGCCGAAAAGCGACTCCAAGAAGGAGAACCGAGAATCGAGCGGATTGGGGTGCTCAAGCAGCTGCTCAAGGGGGTGATTAATCTCCTCGGTCTCCTCTTCGCCCTGGCGTCGCCGCACGTTGAGCTTGGCCCCCGCAGCCGTGACGGCGACGCGATTGACGGCGGCGTAAACCCACGGTGCCCAGAGGTAGGCGCGTTCCTGATTGGCCGTCACCGCTAGACTGACCGTTCCCAAGGAGTCCGTCACACCGGCGGCGCTGGGGAGAGAGTTTACGGGAGCCTTGACACCCAACCAATCGCGCAGTCGTTCACGCAATCGCCCTTTCATCGCCACGCTCGCACCGCCTCCAGCAACTCGCTCTCGGTCAGCGAGGAACTTTGCACCAGCGCCGCATAAGCTCCGCTCATGCTGTCCACCTGATCATCGTGGCTTCCGCCAGGAAACGCTGTTATCTCGTCCAGCCACGCGGCGCACCACGGCCCTCGTACCAGCTTCACGTTACCCGCCTCGGCTTGCGCCAGCCACGGCATGGCTCGCGTCGCCTTATCTCCGCTTGCCGGCTCCGCCCTCGCCGCATAGCTGGCCAGGGCCTTGATCATCGCCGCAGTGAAGAGCTTGCCGGCCGCGCCCGGCTCCTGCTCCATGCTGATCGGCACATCCGGCCCGTCCAGCGCGGCCGTCTGGCGCACCAGCGCCTCGACGCTGCCCGGCCCGGCCTGCACGCGCACCACGTCCAGCACATACCAGATTCCATCGGACTCGGCCAGCAACGTGCCCACTGTCCAGTCGGGGTCACGGCCCGCGACAGGGAGCGTCGCGGCGAAGTCCCAGTAACGCACACGGCGTGCGTTGGCGGGGGCGGCGTCCACAATCTGGAACCACTCGCGCTGAGCCGCGCCGCCCTCCATGTCGATAAACTCGCCTTCCAGCTCCTGAGCGGCCAGGTGCTCAGTATACTGGGAGCGTACGGCGGTATAGAAGGCCACAGACAGGAAGGGATTGTCCCGCGTTGTCGCCCTTACCAGGTACGTATCGGGGCCGGCCTGGCCGAATACCTGATATGTCCAGTGCGCGCGCCCTTTTGGCGTGAATGTGGCCGAGAGCCAGCCCTGCTGCCCGCCCTGACGCAAACTTGCGATAACGATCTCGAACGCCTCACACGGCATGAGCGACGCCTCGTCCAGCCAGGCCCCCGACAGGTTCGGGCCGCGGGCATGCTCCGGGTCGTCCAAGCTGCGGCACAGTATCTCGCTTCCGTTCGAGAGCCTCACGGTCAATCGGCTGCGATTTACGTCTGTGACAATACCCAGACCGCGTCCTATATCCAGCAGCGCCCGCATGGATGCCTGCTCCACCATGTCGTAGGTTGGCGCGTAGCAACCGTACAGCCCCTTCTTCATCGAGGCGCGCACGAGCAGATCATAGGCCCCTACCCACGACTTGCCCGCGCCGCGTCCGCCGACAAAGCCCCGAAAGGGGGCGTTACTCTGCCGGAACTTCGCCTGCTGCGGCGTCAGGTTCACCGTCACGCTCACCCGGCGCGATGATGCGCTCGATGATCTGTATGGGGATCGGACGCCCGTCGGGGCCGTCCAGCTCTGTGCGTTCGACATAGCCCCTGTTCTTGCCCTTCGTCGCCAGGTGAAAGCGGATCATCGGCCCGTCACCGGCCTGCACCGCCTTCAATAGTTGCGACTCGGACAGGTCCAGCGCGCGCTCTGATTCGTCGGCGTAGGCCGCGCGGGTCGTCGCCCACTTGTTGACCCACGCCTCAGCCGTGTGCCATGCACAGCCGTCTAGCGCGCGAGCCACCTTGGACATGATTCCAAAGCTGCCCTTGATCGCGTCAAGCACCTGCTCCATCGTGAAGTTGTAAGCCATAAAAAGTTACCACTTTGCAGTTTTGCACCCTTGCAGGCCCCGCGCGGATTGCATAATCCCTTGCAGAAAGTCTGCATAAACGGTTGCATTTCGGCTCAAAAGCCTATGCAGAGCCTTGCATTTCGTAAAATCGCGTACGTTGCCCTGTGTCGAATCGGGCGCGTGTAAATGACTGTAAATGACTTGCCGTGTTCCGCAACGCCCTAGAGACAACCGCGATACTGCGCCACAACGGGTATATATATATGCCTTTCGGCCAGCATCCCGCGCAGAAAACGAATTGCAACGAGATTATGCAGCACCCGAAGCTGTTTCCAAGAGCGGCTCGGTCGGACTTGCGCCGCCAGTTTCCCCGTTGGTACGGGGCGCGTTATCTGTTTCGCCTGAGCCGCACAATCGCTGGCCTCGATCATAGCGCGCCCGCGCACGGTGCCCTTGTTGGCGTTGCGCGCGTCCGGCGTCAGGTCGTCCACTGTCTTGAGCGCCTTGACCAATCATCCCCCTCGCAGGGTCGGGAATAGTCTACTGCCCGCCCGCCACCCTGGTGCGCCTTGCGGCGACACCCACCTGTACTGAGAAAGTCCAGGTATCACTACCTGGACTCTATCATGCGGAGGTGTCATCTGTTGTCAGTGGGAGAGACACTTTCTGTCCGAGTTGCGACATGACCTCCATGTGCGCCCAAAGCTGTTCGCAGACCACCGGGAAGCGCAACGGCTCGGCCTGCAGCTCAGCCAGGTCGCGGTACACAGTACGCTCAGTCACGGCGAAACGCTCTGCAATCTCACGCACCGTCACTGGGCGCTGGCTCAGGATGTCGCGCATGATCATGAGCCGTATGCATCGCTTTACCTGCTGCGTTGCTGGCCTCATCCGCCTCTCCTTGCGTTATCGAGTGTAAACAGCGCGGCGACGACCTTATCCAACCCGCCGGTTCCTGTGACATAGTTGCGTACAGCCCACTCGAGCACACGGTAGGGGCGTATCTCGGCGACAACCGCCGCCAACGCCGCGAGCCG